ATTGATGAAGGAACATACTATCTGAGCAGAAACAGATATCACCTTTCAATACTTGGAAGGTATCAATATTTCTGTGGCAAAGAAACTGTCATTGTTGAACCAGGAACTCTTCTTTGGTTCAATAACAAACTACCTCATGGAACCGTTAACATCGGTGATGAAACACGTATAACCTTCGTATTTGACATTCCACATGGACAAAGTTGAAATTCTAATTCTAAGAAATCTTCTTTACAATGAGGAGTATCTTCGTAAGGTAATTCCTTTTATTAAATCTGAATACTATGAAGATTCTAATCAAAAGATTGTTTTTGAAGAAATAGAACAATTTGTTCAAAAATATAATCAACCAGCAACAAAGGAAGTCCTTTGTATTGAAGTAGAAAAACGACAAGACATTAATGATACAACTTTTAGTGAGATTACAAAACTCATTAGTTATCTTGATGATGTCCCTACAGATCATGATTGGTTAGTAGATACCACTGAAAAATGGTGTAGAGATCGGGCGATCTATCTGGCACTTATGGAATCTATTTCACTTGCTGAGGGAAATAGTAAAGAGAAAGATCGTGATGCTATCCCTAGTATTCTATCAGAAGCTCTGGCAGTTTCTTTTGATGCTCACGTAGGACATGACTACTTACTTGATTATGAAGAAAGATATGAATCATACCACCGTGAAGAAGACAAAATCCCGTTCGACCTGGAGTATTTCAATAAGATTACGAAAGGTGGTCTCCCGAATAAAACACTTAACATTGCTCTCGCTGGCACTGGTGTCGGCAAAAGTTTGTTTATGTGTCATGTTGCGGCTGCCGCACTCCTGGGAGGGAAAAACGTATTATACATCACGGCTGAAATGGCTGAAGAGAAAATTGCGGAGCGAATTGATGCTAACTTACTCAATGTACCTATTCAAGAGATAACAGATCTTCCTAAATTAATGTTTGAGGAAAAGGTAACAAAACTATCGCAGAAAACTCAGGGTTCTCTTATAATTAAAGAATACCCAACTGCATCTGCACATAGTGGACACTTTAGGTCACTTCTTAATGAACTTGCACTTAAGAAATCATTTAGACCTGATATTATTTTCATTGATTACCTTAATATATGTGCTTCCGAAAGATATCGCGCTGGTAGTAATGTCAATTCATATACAGTTGTCAAAGCAATTGCTGAAGAACTTCGAGGACTCGCTGTCGAAGCGAACGTACCTATCGTATCTGCCACCCAGACCACTCGTTCTGGTTATGGTAGCTCTGACGTTGACATTACTGACACTAGTGAGTCCTTTGGTCTCCCTGCTACTGCTGATCTTATGTTTGCCCTTATTTCTACAGATGACCTTGAGGGATTAGGACAAATTATGGTTAAGCAATTGAAGAATAGATATAATGATCCAACTATTTCTAAAAGATTTGTGGTTGGTATTGATCGTGCCAAGATGAGACTGTATGATTGTGAACAGACTGCACAGGATGATATCCTTGACAGTGGTAGAGATGAAGAGTATAATAACGATGAGCATAAACCAAAGAAATCATTTGAGGGGTTTAAGTTTTGAACGGATACTACTCTGTATTTGATCCAACTGGTAAAAAGATTGCTGATTGCGGTTCTATTAAAGATGCCGTTAATCTTATTGGGACAAGAGGTGATGGACATTATTACCAATTTAAACCAACTTACGAAACCGTTGAGGTCAAACTTTTAGAAAGACCCAAACTCCCAACTAAAGATATTATCGTCAATATGGACGGTGGTGTTGGTGGTAGTTGGGAAGAGGTAGAATATATTGAAGTAGAAGGTCAAAAACTTCCTACACAACAACTTCCTCAAAATTGCCAAGAACCATTTATCCCGGATTTTCATGACTAAAGTTGACACTGAAAAATATGTAGAATTTGTCAGGGGAGTAACCAGTGAACCAAGTCTCGACTATGGTGCAATGGGATCTCGTCTTGCAGAACTTGAGGTAACTGGAACAAATACATCACAGTTACTTACTGCTGCTCTTGGTCTCTGTGCAGAGTCTGGTGAGTTTACTGAGGTTGTGAAAAAGATTATCTTCCAGGGTAAACCATACAACGAAGAGAATGTCTTTCATATGAAACGCGAACTGGGAGACATCTGCTGGTATCTTGCACAAGCATGTATGGCACTTGATACTACCTTTGATGAAATCATTGAGATGAATGTAGACAAACTTCAGGCACGTTATCCTGGTGGTAGTTTCGATGTTCACAAATCTGAGAATCGTAAGGAGGGTGATCTTTAATGGATGGTGCAGTACACGCTTGGAATTCAATGAGTTACTTCGACGGTTTCCTTTTTACCGTCTGGATCGCTGCTCTCTATATTGGTAAACTTAAGATTGATCAACGGTTTGCTCGTCGCACTGTTTATCGTGTTAAACTAGAGGATAAGGAGTAATCCTTCTCCGGGGTTATAGCTCAGTTGGTAGAGCGCCTGCTTTGCAAGCAGGATGTCAACGGTTCGAGTCCGTTTAACTCCATAAATACCTAAAAAGGTAATGGCAACTAACGCTAAAGAAACTGCTAAACAGGAGAATGGATCTAGAGTTTTCTTTGAGCATGTTATTGAAAAAAATAAGGAACCAACAGATAAAATGATGTTGGGGGTATATGATGGATATAGTCCAGAGTGGAAAAATACTTATCGTAAACAAACAGAAGCGTTAAAAAAATATCTAGGTGGTAATAAAGGATATGAATACTCTAGGGACACTGGAGTTATGCCTTACATTGAAGACATTGCAAAGGTTCAATGTGGAGTATCTGTTAAGGATCGTTGGAATCCTATGGATATAGTTTTAGTAAAGAAAAATAAAAAAAGAGTTGTTGAAGGAACAATAAAGGAAATAACAAATATTGATGGAATGTCAAAAGAAGCAAAACTAACATTACTTAATTCATATATGAGAGAAACTTTAAAAGATAAAGTTCTTGTAGGAGTTTCATTGAAGGCAATTTCAAAAACAAAAAAAACTGCCAATGCAGAGGTTGCTAATGCTGGTGGAAAATCTGCTCCTATTGAAGTTGATATGGTTAAGGGGTCTTTGAAATGTACACTTACCTTAGGAAAGAAAAAACCGTTCTTGTTTGATACTGGTGAACTTGGATTTGATATAGAAACTGCTAAGGGTGGGAAAATACATGGACAGTCTAGAAACTTTCAATATTCTAAAGATAGGAATTTAGTTCAAACTGATTTAACTCCAAAAGGAAAAGACGCTGGTGCTAAACTTGGAAAAGTTTCTAGTGTCGCCCTTGATTCTTTTCTTGGTGGTATGGGATTAGAACGTCCCACATCAGCAGCGAAGCATAAACATATACCTCCAGTTGGAAAGTGGAATGACACGGATAAGAAATATTGGGTAGATTTATATAATAAACTAAATTCATCTGGAATGATCGATTTTGGTGAAGTTGCTGTTTATGAGAACAACAAAAAAGTTGCTCAAGGTATTGAAGATGTTATTGATTATGCAATAATATATGAAACAAAAAATGCTGATAGAAGTTCTGCTGGAAGATTCTCATCTAAATTAGTTGCTATGGAATGGGCAAATATCTGGGTTACTATAAGTAAAAGGGGAAAATCAAAAGAATGGTGTACTGCTCTTTACTATGGAGCTAAAAAAGAATTTGGTGATTCTAATGGACCATTTTTAAAAATTTACTAAATAATGTATAAGGATTACCAATATAAATGAAAAGTTTCTTTCAGTTCCTGAATGAGGCACAATCGCAGGCAAGTATGCAGGCGAATAAATTAAACCTCAAGAGTGACGGACACGGTGGTTGGTTAGACACTCGTGGAAAGTTTGTTGCGACTACTGAAGATGGTAAGTTAAAGTTTGTAGATAAGAAGAAAGCAAAGGGTCAAGAAGAAACAAAAGGACAACCTAGAGCACAAGCAAAACCAGAAGAGAAAGAAAAGAAAGCAAAGGCACCTGAAGATACTAAAAAGAAATCATCTGGCGAAGATGAAGAAGGTGATGTATCTGGAGAGACTACAGAAACTTTAACTGTTGCATTTGGTCGTTTTAATCCACCAACAGTTGGTCATGGAAAACTTCTAGCAGCAGCAAAGAAAGCAGCAGAAGGTGAAGACCTTAAAATTTATCCATCAAGATCACAGGATGCTAAGAAAAATCCTCTTGATCCTGATATGAAAGTTTCTTTCATGAAGAAAATGTTCCCTGACTTTGCAGAGGTTATTATAAATGATGATGAGATGAAATCAATCTTTGACGTATTGGTTGCAGCAAATGAGTCAGGATATAAGAATGTCAATATCATTGTAGGATCAGATCGTCAATCCGAGTTTGAGAATCTGGCAACAAAGTATAATGGTGAACTCTATAACTTTGATAATATTCGTGTTATCTCTGCAGGTGTGAGAGATGCGGATGCTGAAGGCGTTGAGGGTATGTCAGCATCTAAGATGAGAAAGGCAGTTGTTGATGATGATTTTGATTCATTCCGTAAAGGGACACCAAAAGAACTTGATGATGGTGACACTACCGCACTGTTTGATGCAGTTCGTCAGGGAATGGGATCCAAGAAGAAAAAGAAAGAAGTCGCTGAGATGTGGGAGATTGCTCCCAAGTATGATCAGGGAGGACTTCGTAATCAGTACGTGCGGGGTTTAATTTATCGCATGGGTGATATTGTTGAAAGTTTAAACACAGGATTAGTTGGTAAGATTATTCGTAGAGGAACTAATCACCTAATCTGTGTGACTGAAGAGGACTATATGTTCAAGTCCTGGATCCGTGATGTCATGGAATATACGGAGAAAAAAATGGAACGCCGTATGAGAGTTCCTCAAAAACCAAACACTTTAGTTGGAACTGGTGGATACCTTAAAAATGCTATGGCAGCAACAGGAACTAAGAGCGTTAAGAATTTCATAAATAAGTATAAGATTAAAAAGTCATAGAATTACCATGTCTAATGGAATCGGTAAAAATCCTTTGCTTGATATCTCAAAGGTATACTTAGATCAAGTTGCTGAGAAGATGGATGATTCATATCTTGAACCAGATATGAAGAAACGCCAAAAGAATAACGAGAAAGCACGTAAAGATATGGAGAAGATGG